TCATGGCTATCGCTTGGCCGGCTGCGTTGTGGCCGTCGCAAATGACCTGGGGCATGGTCTACAACAACCGGGCCTTCACGTCGACGCTGTCCAACGCCCAGCAGATCATGGGCTATCCGGGGGCCTACTGGTTGTGCACGCTCAGCTTTGATGGCCTGTTTGATGAGGACGAGCGCGAAGTAACGGCGCTGCTGGGCCGCCTTCAGGGCATGTTTGGGACGGTGAATATTCCTGCCTTCACGCGTACCAGGTCCGACAACATTGGCGCACCGGTGGTGGCCACAGCAAATGCCCAAGCCACCAACATGATCTTGGGTGGGGTGACGCCGAACCAGAAGGTCTTTTCTTTTGGCGACTACATCTCCATCGCCGGTGAGATGTTTGAGGTGGTGGACGACGCCGCATCGAACGTTCAGGGACGGGTTCAGGTGTTTCTCAACAAACGGATTCGCCGGGCTATCACGCCCGGGGCTGCCGTGGAGTATCGCAACCCCTATTCCGAGATGCGCCGAGTGGATGACACCAATCAGCTGACTGTTCAGCCCGTCGTGGCCAACGGCAGCTTTCAGTTTCGAGAGGCTTTCTGATGCCGTCAGCATTCCCATTCAGCCAGAGCGTGGTGAACATCATCGCCACCGGCAAGTTCATGCCCGTCTATGCCGTGCAGTTGGACTTTGTCGACGGCATGGTCTTCGCACATACCGGTACCGGCGATCTCGTCATCGACGGCATTACCTATCTGGGAGTCGGCAATTTCGGCGAGGTGAGTCAGTCCCAGGAAAGCGACAACTCAAGCTCGCCGATGTCGGTTGAGCTGACGTTGAGCGGCCTCGATGCGTACATCCTGTCCGAGACCAATGTGCGCGGTTGTCGCGGGCGGTTGGCCAAGGTGATATTCGTGGTGTTCGACGAGAACGGCACCTATGCCGCTGACATCCTTTTCTCGGGGCGCATGGATGCCGCCAAGTTTTCCTTTGCTGGTAATGGTCCGGAAGGCAACAGCATCGCCGTTCCGGTGATCGACCGTATGGCCGAGTGGAGCCGTACCGGTACCGAGCGGTTCACCGACGAAAACCACCGTGCGCGTCATGACGGCGACCGCTTCTTTTACGCCATCGCCCAGATGTCCGAGTGGCCCATTTACTGGGGGTCGAAGAAGGACGCACCGACATTCACCTATGAGTAGACACCATGCGGCATAGAGATTGGACCACGCGTCTTCATGACGTTATCAAGGCTGCCCACGGGCGGCCTTTTTCATGGGGCGAATTTGACTGCTGCCTGTTTTCCGCGGATTGCACTGTTGCTGTGTGCGGTGTCGATCCTGCCGAGCAGTACCGCGGCAAATACAAGACCGAGCGGGGAGCAAAGCGGCAGCTCAGGAAACAGCACGGCAGCCTTGAAGCGGCATGGGATGCCTGCTTTACGCGGGTGTCCCTGGCCTTCATTCAGCGCGGTGACGTGGTGTTGTACGACGCGCCTGGCGGCCGAAGTATGGCCGTGTTCTGGGCAGGTGATTTCTGGGCAACCACTGAAGACGGTGTCGCCCGGGTTGAGTGCGCGCCACTGGCCGCGTGGAGGGTTGAATGAGTTCTGGCGTAAAAAAACTTGCCCAAGTTGCCGTCGGCGCGGTAATTGGTTTTGCTCAAGGCAATATTGTCGGTGCGATCATCGGTGCCGGCCTGGCCTTTTATGCTGCCGAGCAGCAGGAAAAGCTCAACACCAAATCGCCACTTCGCGACAACGAGCCCTCAGCGCAGACACTGCGCTCTTCAAAGGCTCCAGTGCGCTTCATCCTGGGCCGTGCTGCAACCGGTGGCGTGCTTGCCTGGGGCCAGGAGCAGTCCGGCACTGTCGGAGACGGCGAATGGTTGCATATGGTCTACGTCCTCTGTGAGGGCGGCATCGACGCGCTGGAAAATATCTACCTGGGCGAAGAGGAGATCGGTACATTCGGCGAGTTCGCCAGCTATGAACTGGTCGTCAATCCAACGCAAGTAAACGCCTTCCTTCTTGCCAATTGCCCGGGGTGGAAGGAAAGCCAGATCGGCCGCGGGCTCTCGTTCGTGCGCGTGTCTTTCCGGTACAGCGCCGAGAAGTTTCCATCGGGCATTCCGGATGCGCGTTTCGTGGTTCGTGGCCGCAACGATATTTATGACCCGCGCACTGGGACATCCGGGTATTCCGCAAACACGGCGCTGCACATTCTCTGGTACCTGCGCACGCGCTGCGGTGTGCCGGATGATGAGATTGTGTTTTCGACTTTTGCCAGTGCAGCCAACGTCTGCGATGAGACGGTCACCAACGCTGACGGATCGGCCAGTCCGCGCTACCGGACATCTTGCGTAATCGGCGCTGACGAGCAACGCACAGGTGTATTGCAGAAACTTGAGGCGGCGTGCGCGGGCAAGCTTATCCGTGTAGGTGGTCGCTGGATGCTCCAGACGGGCGCGTACTACGGTCCGTATGATTTCGAGATCACCGAAGACATGGTGGTGGGCACCATCACTGGCAGCACCGAGCCAACCAACGATTCTGCCATCAACACGGTGCGCGGCACCTTCATTGACCCTTCGCAGTCCTGGACCGAAACCGACTATCCCGAAGTGCAAGTGGATCAGTGGGTTGTCGAAGACGGTGGGGAGGCGGCGGAGACGCTGACCTTCTCCTATGTCACTGATCCGTACCAGGCTCAGCGCCTGGCAAACATCGAACTGCGCCGCCGGCGGGCGGGTGGGACCATCAGCATTCCCATGAACCTTTCCGGCTACAACTGCCGGCCTGGTCGGGTCATCAGGGTCAACCTGCCGTCGCTGAACATCCTGGGGGAGTTCATCGTCACCAATTGGTCGATGGGTGATAAAGATGGCTGCAGTGTCTCGGTGGCGCAGTATGAGCCGGCCATTTTCAGTGATGCAGTTGGCCAGCCCTACAATCCGATCGGCTTTATCAACCTACCGACCGGTGGCCTGGGTTCTCCCACAAACCTCAAGTGGACGCAGGATGCATCGGCCGAGGTGACACAGGGCATCCTCTCCTGGGTGCCTCCGTCCGGCATTGTGAAGGAATACATCGTCATCGTTCGCCAGGGTGCGACCGCGATCCAATCGCACAATGTTCCGGCGACGTCCACCGAGCGGGCTATCAATGGCTTGCCTTCGGGTAGCTACACGATGAGTGTGGCGGCGGTGGGGCCGATGGCTCGGTCGGGCGAGGCGACTATTTCAGTCAGCGTGAATGGTCCGCCCATTCCTGAAGCCTGTGTGGTGCAGTCATCGATTGATTCGATCACCTTGATTCCGTCCAACACCTTGCGCGGGCTGAATGGCGGGACTTATGAGTACTTCTTCAGCACGGTTCCAGCATCTGACCCGGATGATGCGGTGTATCTGGGGCAGGGTCTTTCCTTTACTCATGCCGGACTCGGCTTCTACACCAACTATTACTACTTCGTTCGGTCGTCAAATGCTTATGGCAAAAGCGCATTTCTGTACGTACCCGCATCAACGTCGAATGACGTCGGTGCTTACCTGGATGCGCTGGAGGGGGAAATAACGGATTCTCACCTCGGCCAGCATCTGCTGGGGCGGATCGAGCTGATTGACGGCCCATCAACTCTGCCGGGATCAGTCAACAATCGAGTGAATGAGCTGGGCGAGCAAATCGGCGAAGTCACGGATCACCTGCAGGAGCTGGTGAACGAAGGGCAAGTCGCGCTGAGCGAAGCGCAGCAGGCGTTCAGCGAAACTCAAACCGACCTTCAGTTGCAAATCGATCAGGTCTCCACACTCGCGAAGTCGGCCGAATACCAGAAGGAAAAAGCCTACGCCGCCGGCGCCTCAACGCGCCTGAGTGATCGTCTGTACCAAGCCAAAATCGCGGTACCGGCGGATGCCAGCGGCGCGAAGTCGCCGCCGAATGCGACCTATTGGGTGGATGTTGGTCAAGTAGTGTCCGAGTCGAACGGTTTGGCTGCTCGGGTCAACACCACTGAAACCAAAATCACCAGCATCGAGGGGGTCAATACCAGCCAAGGCACGGCCATCACCGGCCTGAACAACAGCCTGACCACCACCAACGGTAACGTGACCGCCGCGCAAAACGCGGCGAACGCGGCGAACACCTTGGCCGGCGGCAAGGGCAAGGTGATCGTGCAAACCGCTGCGCCGGCGGCGGCCGATCAGTTGGCGCAGAACCTGTGGATTGATATCACCGGCGGGGCGAACACGCCGAAGCGCTGGACGGGTT